AAGTTAAGTGACATACCACGAATTGAGCTTGAAGATGTGGCAGCAGCAATGATTCTACTATTGTTTGAGAATCCAATAGATCCTTTGTTTAATATTGTACACCCTGGTTGTAGAAAGAATGGTAGGTTCTCTAACATAAGAGTAATACGTGATAACATTTCCCTTGCAATAGCATTCTTATTTGCTAACACACCTACAACCTGTTCACCCTTGAAGATAGCATACCACAATAGATAAGCTACTACAGCAATGGATTTACCACTCTGACGACATGCCAGAACGATATTAAATCGATTATCAGTAAATGAATCAAACATTGTCTCTTGATACGGGTATAGGTCAAAGGGGATTAAACCTTTGTCGAGGTGGATTACTTTGCAATACTTTTTAGCGAAATACTTAGGGTCAACTAAACACTTCTTGTATTCGATTAATTCCTCTTTAGTCCATGGATGTTCTACATCAGCACCCCGAACATTCGGATTGCCTAAGTAGTTAGTCTCTCTCATGATTTAAATAAATCTGGCTCCTGTTCAATTACTTCTTCATCACGTAACATCTTCTGTAACTCAGCTGTGCTACCTATAAAAACGTTGTTGTTAGTTGCTCCTGTAAGTGCAGGAGTTTCATCTGTATCCTGTTCCTTCTTACTTTTGTGGAGTTTAAGAATCTTCTCACCTATCTCAGCGTTATTTTTGATTAACTGACCAAGTACTTCGAACGCTCTTGGATGTTCTGACTCGCGGGCAAGTTCTAACATAAGCTCTATTGCTTCGTCACCTTGTCCCGCTAAATCAAATAAATCTCTCCGGACTCTATCGTAGTCCGAATCAATTTTAGTGCTCGTGCCAGTCGATGTGTGCTTCCGGATTTTCGTCTCCATGTTCATGGTCGTCATCGTGTTCCTGTGGGTTTTCATAATCTGTATTCCATAAGTCTACTACACCGTGAGCGGTACGACTTTCGTCTTTGTTACCACCTAGGTAAGGTATAGCAAGTTTTTCATCTATTAGTACTTGGTTAGCATCTTTACCGTTAACCATGATAGTACCTAATACTCTTCCGAACTTACCTTTTTTCATCTCTTCAGTATGCAGAGTAAACTCTCCATCTGTTTCAGCCATAAGCTCTATTAATCTATGCTTAGAAGCCATACCCCAAGATTTCTCTTGTAGGTTTCTTGTTCTGCTCTCAGGTGTATCTATACCCATTAAACGGATGCGATCTCTCATGATCATGTTAAATCCTAAATGGATATCTGCGTCGATGGTATCTCCATCAACTACTCTTACTAGTTGTGCTTTAAATTCATGTGCCATTGTATTCTCCCTTTATACGTCGGTGTCAAAAAAGTTAATCGTCTCAGTATATGGTGCCGCGGTGGTACCATCTACTTTTTGCTGCTCAAATTTATGAGTAGTAGGATCAACATTCTCTGAATAATCAACTTCCGTATGCAGAATTTGCTTGCTCTTACCGGTTCCTCTATAATAACGAATACGAGTTGAGAAATCTAATGTGTATATAATAGCTCTCCTCGTAACTAAATCACCCTCATAATCATCATTTAGTGTGACACCCTCCAATATAATCGGGGTGTCAGTCTTTATATCCATTGTAGGAATATCTTTTATTGTTACTGTATATTCTGGCTGGAACATTGGAAGTATCTGTTCTAATAATTGCAGACCCTCATCTTGTGTTGAAGCCATAATATTTAATTCAAATCCAACCTTGTATACAGCTGGAGCACCTAATTTATTTAACTGTAGTGTATCACCTACAATAGTCTTTGTATAACTCTTATGTTTAGACACACGTGCTTGAGCATCATATTCCATAGATGATATTTCAAATGATAACCTTGGTAATGACATTGCTAATTTAGGATCACTACTTTGCTCTGCCATTCTCGCCAATACTTTTTGACGTGGTGCATAAGCTAAAGGAACCTTAATTTTTTGTAGTACTTTACCAGCTGAATTTGTTTTAACAACTTCTAAGTCATTGAATAAAGATCCAAAGACAGAAACCATTCTACGGGTTGATTGATGATACCAATGATTATCAAACATTATGGATCACCAAATGGATTAACTTCTGTGAAGTCTATAACACTATCACCAGTAAGTTCAAACTCATCGTTATCAGCATAAGGATCTCTATTGTATTCAGTCTTCGTAGTGCCTGTTAAGTCAACAGTAATTTTTCTTGATGCACCTGATGTTTGACCAACAAGTAAACGTGTTGCATGTACCGCATGCTGCATGAAAGTTCCATCACCATTTGTAGATTGATTAGGTGATACAATTAGTACAGTATAATTTTCTGTATCAACTACTTCATATCCAGCAACCTTACCAACGATATTAATATTAACACCATAATCATCAGTGGTTCCAGTCCATTGATGTACATACTCACCGATCTGGAAGTGGTTACTATTGGCTGCAGCTGTAGTTGTATATGAATAAGCATTAGCATATAGTAATTCTATATTATCAACCTCTGGCATACCTGTATCAAAGTTCTGACCATTGTATTCAAACAATTCAGCTGTAAGGGTATACGTAGGAAGACTTTGTATTTGGAAGAATGGTAGTTTAGGCTCTACATACTTGATCTCAAACAATCTATCTGTCATCGTCATGTATATAAGATCACCTTCGGCAGGCTTTGATAATACTTGATTACCTAATGCTTCAGCAAGGTTCATACCTACAACATGGTTCCAACGTTTCTTCGGTATTACAAATGTACCTTGATCACGAATCTCTAAACCAAATTTACCTAATAGATTACCATCACCTTCAAATCCTTCAGTGTTTTCGATAAAGCATTCTATTGGATAGGCATGTCGATATTGATTGAGTGTTTCATTGAGAAGAGCATCTTCATATATTTGTTCACGCGGAATGTATACCACATCTTGACCAAACATTTTAATGCTTTCAAGTACTAAGTCTTCGTAGAGGTCCTGCTCAGATCGTACAGCACCATTAAAATATACACTAGTCGCCATTTATTATCCCATTAAAAAGTTGTCTGGAGTCATCCAAGCCAACCTGCATTCTTCTTCTAATCGTTGAATCTCTTCCATAGCATCATCAAACATTTGACGGCCATTCATTGTTATACCACCTGGGAGTTGGAAGCCTTCGAACTTCATCATGTTTGCTCCCCACTGGCGTTTAATTAAAGCTGTTAGATATTGTTTTAAAAACATATCATTAAAAACATCAGCATATGTAGTTGGATTTATTATTGAAAATACTTCTAATACAATAAACTCACCGGCATTTAGACCACCAAATCCTTCATCCATATGAACTCTATTCATATGTCTACTAAATCTGATATGCTCTTCACTATTTAATCTATGGTCAATCAAGGATAATTTCTGTTGTGACATCTCATACTCTTGCATCTGTGTAGATAAACCTTGCAACATGAATATATCGTTCATCCGCATATGGTAACCCATATCAAATAACGCACTACCTGTTGTAGCATTAATTTTTAACATACGGACTACGGACGTAACACTATCAGCAACTGTAATATAATTATTAGTTATATCAGCAGCAGTAAGTTCATGCTTAATATACTCACGTATTACAGCGTCAGAATGATATTCTTGGTAGAACTGTAACGCGTCGTCAGTACGATCCTCAATTTGGTCATCGTCTACATTAATTTCTATCACTGGAGATCCTAATGATCTCAAGCAATATTCTTGTAATGTAGCTCTTGTAGTCGGTTTTGCCATGATGTTTCCTTGTTATATAGACTTATTTATATAATTACGGCACTCCGTTTGCCGCTTTAACTGCTGTTACATTAGCTTTATATGCTGGTGTGAATATTCTATCTAGTGTTTGCTCTTTTAAAAAATGGCCAGCAGATATTAAAATGTCTACAGCTATCAATCCTGGCGCGCCCTGGGTAAATGCATTAACCGAAGTTGCAATGTCTTGTGCAATTTGACTAGCCGGTACATAATGTATTCTAAAAAATCCTGGATCTGTTCCAGTAATTTGTGTTCCAGCTTTATCACGAGCTGGTTGTATAGTAACATCTAATCTTAATAACGTTGCTGCATCAGGGTTTGTATGATGATTGTTTTTATATAGAGCCTTAGCTGCATCTACATCTCCAGTTCCCATCAATATAAAGTTAGAGTCTTTTGATTTTCCACTATGCATATGTACCATTGCTAAAGCTATTGTCTGGTCATATGTTAACCTACCTACTTCGAACTCGTGGTCATATGTACTATTAATTGCAGCTCTTAATCTTGTTAACCAATAAGGTGCTGAAAATGTTGGTGTAACACCATGACTCCATGGATTCCAATCTCTTGTTGTTGATCTTGCATTGTATCTGTCTAGGTGATTAAAGTATCTATTCACTGCAGTCTCAACACTAGCTTCTGTAAATTGTGCATAACCAAATGCTGTAGTAGAACTTGCACTAGCTTTGCCATCCCAATCTGATTCTATACCAACTAACTCATCCATCATCCACATTGCATTACCAGCAAAACTATCATAATCGAATCGAGCTATATCAGCCACAGTTCCAACACTCAAGTAAGATTTACTATCGTAAACAACTAAGGTTCCATTGCCATCAAATCCAGCATAAACAACAATTGTTGCAGTTCCAGCTTCATCAAATAATTGAATCTTAATTATTTTATTATATAATTCTTTTCTAACAAAATAAGTCGAGTCATTCCCCTGCTCTTGCCAAGCTCTAAATACACCCATAGCTTGTTCAGCATAGTCATTATATGCTTCAGTTATTGATTCAGGGGAAGCTACTGCATCTATAAACTGATACAATGCATTACCAAGATTCAATGCAGCAAATTCAAGAATGTTTAATGACTGATCAGTATTAAACCAACTATATTGTTTATAGAAGTATGAACCAACATATCCTTTTAAAAGATTAAAATATGTTTCATCATAATACGGACTGCCGGAAACACCATACATTGGTTGATATATTTCTTTTATACCAAAATACACTGCCATCTGTTGAGTGGGTGTTAGGGTATCTATTACATCAATCTTTTGTTTGGAGTTTTGTGCTCTTAGTATATCATCGTATACTAGAACGGTAGCTTGAGTCATATAACTACCAGCAGCTGCATAGCCATGCGCTTGAATGAATGACTGCTTCTGTGCGTAGTGCTTAGCGTTAGCTACTGCATTTGTTTGAGAAAGAGCTGGTGTACTTATTGCCATAATTAAAAGGCCAAGTATTATCTTTTCTTTAATGTAGGTTTGTTCCTTCTTTGATTAACATCAGCAGGATCCATACCCATCTTAGTTGCGTCACCATATTTTTTCATGGTCTTTTTAGCGTAGGCTGCTTTCTTTGCTCTACGCTTCATCGCAGCATTCTCTTCCATCTCATCATCTTTCATGATAGAACCATCAGGCATTCTGTGATACCCTGGTGGAGTTTCATCTTCTTCACGACGGCCTTGTCTCTTCTTCATCTTTGCCATCATGTCAGCTTGCTTTTTTAATTCTTTAGGAGACGCAGTACCTTTAGCTCTCTCTTGCACTTCGTCTTCTTCTGGAACACAGTTAGGCACTTTCCTCTTACCTTTTTTCTTCATACCTATTTGTTTGTAACCGTCCCAACAAGCTTCGGTCCATAATTTTAAACTTTGCATTTAGTATCCTCTACGTGCTAATAGTTCTTTTTTCTTTTTCTTACCAGCATCAGGTGCCAAATCAACACCACCACCATCTACTGAATTCGCTGCAGCATCTTCTTTCTTAGGTTTAGCTTTCACACCGTCTATATTAATATCGCCTTGGCCCATCATTATTTTACTGGCAGCAGCAATGACAGTATCTACGTCACCATCATATTCGTATCTGGCATCTAATTCAGCCTGGTCTTTCTTCTTAGCTTTTTTATCTTTAGTTTTTTCACGCTTGATCTTTGAAGCTTCTTGTCTCTTGAGTGCTTCTTTAAAACCTTTTGTTCTACGATCTACAGAAGATTCATTAACTGATTCGTTATAACGTCTAAGAACATCTAATACATAAGGATCATCTTTAATACCTTGAGCAAAGAAAGATAACCTTTCGATTTCTTTCATAGCATTTTGCATATCACCTCTATTCTTATCAGCAATCCTATGAATTTTAGCTTGTTGAGTTGCAGTTAACTTCTTAGAACCATCTTTATTCTTAGATAATCTCTTGTACTTATCCCATGCATCTTCAGTATCTTTAGGTGCTGTGTTTTTCTTCTTACCTTTAATACCTAGCATTCTATCAAAGTTCATTTCAGTAACAGTACCTTCATACTGTAAAGCCATCTTAATTTGTCTTACATCTCTATCATTAAGCACACCTTTAATTTTATCAACAACGGCTGCTTGATCTCTATCACCTCTGATTCTTTCCTTTCGTATTGTGTCTAATGCTTTTTGAAATACTTCTTTAGCAGGACCTCTTAGATCTTTAGAATAACGACTGGCTTCTCCCATCTCCATGGATTCACCACATGCACCTTCTTCGTGCACCTTACCGCAATGCTCACACATAGCCATTTTTTCGTTTTGCTTGATTGCTATTTTTTCTGCAGCTTCAAAACGTCTTTTCTTCTTGCGCTGAGTCTCTGCGTCACCCGACCATTCTCTGATAACGCTTAAAGCCTTTGGGAAGCGACTCTCCAATAGCTCTGGGAATAAATCTTCAATATCCTCATCATCCATACCGTAATCGTCAGATGTTAACCATGCAATAATCTTTTGCTTCTCACCTGATACAAACAATTGACCATCACCTTTACCTTTCATAGTGATCTTCCACTTAGTAGAATCAAATTTAATATCTCTTTTATCACCCATATAATCGATATCAATTGCATCTCTTGGACCTAACTTACCCTTACCAGCTTTTAGCTTTGTTCTTTCTGTGATCTTACTAGCAGCTTTGTCAGCCATATCTTCATCAGAATCATGAGTAGTATCCGGATCTAAATTATCTGGATCGTCATGTCTTTCATTTTTCTCAGGGGCTTCGTTATCACCATCCCAACCTTTATCGATAGCATCATAGAATTGTTTTTTCTTATCACCTTCAAGTTCGCTTGGTGACTTTACTCCAAATCTTTTAAGAAGAGAATTGAAGAATTTTTGGTAAGCTTCCTTACCACCTGATGCTTCTCTAATGTGTTTTAGTGATTTCATATTATTCCTTGTTTTTGTCTCTATTAAAATGGTTATCCATCATTACTTGGATTCGAACCAGTTCTATCATGATCTCATTATACCGTTCGGTAGATGCGATTCTGTATTCTGTATTTACCTTGACATCACTCAATATATTCTGTTGAGTATTTGTTATCTCAGATGCCCACCATACTGCTGTCATTGACTGTGCAAATAAGGCGATGAACATTGTTATCCCACCATTCCTTATCCAGTTTGGTAATCTTGCAGACTTATGTCTCCATGATTGTAACTCTTCTTCCTGTCTTGTCAGCGCATTATGCATGCGT